CTCCATGCCTCGCAGCAGTGAGTTGCCTTGGATCGTGTAGTTCAATGCTTGGCGCTCGGCTGACAACAGCTTGCGGCCAGCCTGGATAGCTGCATACTTCTGATCTTGGTCGGTGCGAATCTGTGCCAGGCGCAAAGTATCCGCAGCCTGTACTTCGTATAAGCCTTGCTGGTAGATGGCCGCAGTCTTTTGAGCGCCTGCTTGTGTGATGGCTGTGGCCAAGCCCAAGTAAGGGGCTGCAGCATTGATGCCGGTTTGTAAGCCAGTAAAAGCTGCGCCAGCAGCGCCAGCAACAGTTTTTGCAATACCACTACCCGCGTTAATAATGCTGGCCCAGTCGAAACCGCTCGATGTGTCCAGACCAGAGAATACGCTGTAGTCAAAGCTGCCAACCTTATAGTCATATGGGTTGGTAAATGCGTATGCAGAAGCATCGATGCCGGACAGCGAGGCCGTAGAGCCAAAGCCGCTGGCCAGGTCATAAGTCACGTTGGATGTGCCAATGGTATTGAACCCAGACCCGGTGCTGCCAGAAAAATCAAAACTGTAATCTAAGATGCTCATCATGTACCTCCAGTCACCGCGATCTTGTATTCAATGCCCAGCAGGGTCATCTTCAGCGGCAAGCTCTGTGAAATCTCTACGCTTGCGTCGCGGCTATATCCAAGCACACCATTGACGCGCTTGCTTCCGGTGTATGTTGGCTCTGGGTCATCAAGCAGCGGATTGTCAAATGTGCGGAATGGCACAGGGTTCTCATTGATCTCAAGATGCTGCGTATTGTCCACCAATGCGGTGATCTCGACAATGCGCTTTTTGAAGCCAATGCGTGTGCCAGTCTGCAGCTTAATCTCGACCGGCATTGTCTTGGCATACACAGTGAACGGCAGACCCACCTCGTAGCTGGTTGTTGACTCGCGGTCAAACGTCACAGCGCCAGCCCCGCTAACAGTCTCGTTGCCCTGCGGCACGCCATCGCAAATGACGTTCAGTGACTTGCCAATGTGAGGCAGACTTGTCGCACCACTTGCAGATCCACCAACAAACGCGCAGTCAGTGAAGTTGTCAAAGTTAAAGAGCTCGACAAAGTATTTGTCAACGCTGTTAAATGTCCGCTTCACAACCGCATAGATGTCTGTCACATCAATGCTGACATCCTTGAACAAACCGTCAGTGACAAACTCAGACGGCGCTGTGATCTGCTGTGATCGCATAATGCTGAATGCAGCGATTGTGCCGTCAGTGTCGTTGACCATCAAAAGCAGATCACCCTCATCCGTACTATTGGCACGACGCAAAGCCATCCTGGTCGGAGCTTTGAGCAAGTGGCCAGACAGCAATGAAATGCGCTGAGTCACATACGTCAGCTGCGTGTCAGAGAATAAGAATTCATTGATTGACTTACCCTGGCGCTGAATGTACACAGTGCCAGACTCAAGCGATTGCACGCGAGTGCCAGGCTTTGTGCCATTGCGGCTCACACCCTTGAATGTAAACGTCAGCGGGGTGATCGGATCAGTGCCAGACTGAGGCACATAGAACTCAGAGCCAGTCGTGAACACTTGCAAGTCACGGCCAGAGATCATGTCAACGATCACGTTCAATGAGCTGGTGTCCAGCGTCGCTTCTACTGCGTCGTCATCAAATGACTCGGTCGGAATAAAGTCATCAAAGATGCCGATCTTGGAGCCCCAAATGGTGGAGGGGCGCGACTTGGATCCGCCGAAGTACAGGCGGCCTTCATGGAATGTGACGGTGCGTGGCCATCCCCTTGCTGAGCTCCAGACATCCTCATACAAACATTCGAGAGACCAGTTGCCAGTTGTCCTGGCAGTTGTATCAAAGAACGGGTATTCGGTTACAGCCCGCACCTCTGTGTCACTCACAAACTCAATGATCCTTGCGCGACCCTGTGGGCTTGCGTTGACGTACTGATAGACGCTCTCAAGCGCAAATGGCACAACCTTGTAGCTGTCACCCGCCGATGGTGCTGTGTCCCATGCAGGGAAAATTGTGGCAACCTTGGTTGTGCCGTTGTACGCACTAATCTTTCTGGCTTTGCCTGCTTGCGAGCCAGTGGTCATGTGAACACACAAACCAACATAAATGTTATTGGTTCCACTTGCAGCAGACTTCAACGTGACTGAAGTAGTTGTGGCTGCCTGCAAATTGCCGGTGTCGCCAGTGTATGCCGATACTGACAAAGTAATGTTGCCAGATACAGCGCTGGGAGTTACCGAAGCAACTGGCTCAAACGTCTGCAAATTGAAAGCATATTTTGGAATTCCAACAAACGCATAAGTACTTACAGTCCAATCAGCATCAGTTGCCCCACGCACCAGCTTTACAGGCGCCATGTCAGGATGCACCAAAAACATGGTGTCAGCCGACTGAGTCCAGTTTAGCTGGCCAAGCATTGCGCTTGTAATACTGGTCGTCAGGTATGCATTTCCACTGCCATTGATTGCCGTGATCTGCACGCCGTCCTTAAATACATACATGCGATTATTTGTGAAACAAAGCATGTAGCTGTCGTCAACGTTAAATTCAAATGGAACCAGGCGAACGCCGTCAGCCGCAGCGCTTGGCAGCTCAGCAATGTGCTTTAAGCCAGGGCGACGACGCATGCCGCCCTGTGGCTGGATCAAGACATTGGTTGCTTTGGCCAGCGCATTGTTGTACTGAGCCAGGTCAATACGCGCACGCAGCAGTGGGTCAAGCTCACCAGTGCTGAAGTTTGATTGGATGTCGACAAAGCGTGGCATTAGCCCCTCACTGCGATAAGGCTGAAGTCTTCAATCACACGGGTTGGTGTGCCCTGGCCATCGATGTTCATGGCTGTGCGCATGTAGCCACCACGGCCATTCTCTGATGGGCCACCAACAGCAACACTTTGCCAGTATCCAGCGCGGTCGCTTTGCTCTGTGATCGGCATGGCCAAGTGCCAGGCCATCATGTACTTGAGCAGCTGCACAAAGTATTGAGGCATCGCAAACTCGCCAAGGCTGTACTGGTAGTCAAGGTAAACAGCTGGCAAGTTTGTCAACAGCTTGTCGCCCTGGATCTCCCAGTCTTTGGTTGGGTATGCGTTTTGTGCTGCGCTTGGATAAGCTGCACGCACAGTGCCGAGTCGGTCGCCTGGCAGCTGGTATTCGTAGCGCCAGACAGAATTAGGGGTTGTGATCAGCCGCGAAAGCTGAACCTTTTTTGTGTTGAATGTCCATGGGTATGTGGTCAACACTGAGTCACGAATGTCAGGGTATAGGCGGTCACAAACACTGGCCGCATCAGTGCCGTCATTAAATGACGTGATGGATTTTGCACCCAGCATCAGCAGGGCATCGGAACAAATTGAAACGCCAGTATCGCCAGCAGCCATGATCACCTCTCAATGTGAGAAGGGCCAACCTCCGAGAATCCCCAGAAGTTGGCCCACTTTGCTCAAACCGCGATGTTTAATCGCTGTCTGTGTTGGCCAAAGTTGTACCGTCGTTCACGTCAACAACGCCAGAAGCGTTAGACAGAACGTAGACCAAAGTTGCCACAGCTGTGGTGCCAGTGCTGGTCACACAGTAAATCAAGTCGCCGACTTCCAACATGGAAGACAGTGAGTTGAAATAACCTTCAGTATTGACTGTAGCAATGCTGTCGGTTGTTTTGTATGCGTAGATGCCAGGGGCATTGCCACGCTTTGAGGCTGAGATAACAGCCAAGCCAGTTGCGGAATAAGCCATGATTCAAGCTCCTTTTAAGATCAAGATTCGCGGCAAGTGAGTTGAACGATGCCTTCAGCGTCGATGGCGATGGCGCCAGCGCTGAACACTTCGTTAACCAACCAGCTGGTCTTCTCGGGGATGTAGTTGATCTCAGTGCGCATGCCGATGCCTTCACCGTAGCCGATGGCTGCGGAGTGGAAAGCGTAGCAAGTACGATCTGAAGAGCCGTCGATGGGCAAGCCACCTTCAGTGCGATCACCCAATGTGTGGAATGTGAAGCCCAAGAAGGTGTTGATCTCGCCTTGAACCAAAGCCTTGACTGTGTTGAAGTCAGAGCTGGTCACGGCTGTCTCGCCCAAGAGGCTGTCCAAACCATTTGCGTGGATGATGATGTGACGGCCGTCTGCAGGAACGTTGTTCTTGTCGAGCAACTTCTTTGCATTGCGCAGCTTGGCCACGTTCAAGTTGGTGTCAGAACCACCGATGTCGTTACCGACAGTCAATGATGTGCCAGAGGCTGCGAGCGCATCCAAGATCAACTGATCTTGACGGCGGCCCATAGCGGCGGCAACTACTTGAACCAACTCTTGGCGCTCGTCAAAGTTGACTTTGGCCTGGCTGAAGATGTCGCTGTATTCAGCGGCGTTCCAGTCAGACAATGTCAAAGTGACAGAGCTGAAGCCCACGTTCAATGGGGTTACATCGGTTTGACCAATGCGGGGGGTTGCGACGCCCTTACCGACTTTTGGGAACTTGACGGTTGAGCCTTCGACTCCACGGCGCTGACGTACGGCAGGAACCAGCATTGCCTTACCTTGGTAGGCTTGCTTGACCTCAGCGTCGAAGAGAGTCACAAAGGCATTGCTTAATGAAATGCTCATGATATTTTCCTCGGTTGTTGAAAAAACGGTTTGGTTCTCGCGCCGGTTATCCAGTTACCTGGGCCGAATGCTTGCTGTTTACGTCAGCCAATCGTCAGCATCCGCTGCGGTAAGGGTCGCTACGGCCGGGTACTCCCAACCCACGCGATGTGCCTTGGGCGCGATTGTATGAGTATTTGTACAAAATGCAAATGGTGCTTGACAAATAAAAAAAGACCCAGCCGAAGCTGGGTCAAAAACTACTTCAATGGCAAAGTAGTCAGGAGACAATCATGAAATATGCTGCTGGAACATGCGCTCCACCTTTTGACGGTAGGCTGCATCGGTCTTGTACTTTGGGTCATTGACCATTTGATAGAGCTCTTCCTTGCTTGGCGCGCCTTCCATTGGGGCAACGTCAACAGGCACACGCCCCTCATAAGCCGAGCGAACCTTCATCAAAGCGCTCAAGCCGCGAGCTGTGCCGCCCATGATCTTAAACTCTTCAAAGTCGTCTTTGCTCCACACGCCCTTATTGACCAGGCCGCGAGCCCAGTCGACCATGCCATTGACCACAGCATTGGCGTTGGGGCCAAGTGATTTCATTTCGGCCTGGGTGTCAATGGGTGGGCCAGCCATTTCGGCAGCCATCTCATTGACGTTTTGAGCCAGCTCGTCAAAAGCCACCTGGCTAATGCCGTACTTCTGAGCCCAGCCGACATACGCTTTGGCAAGCGGGTCATTGTCAATGTCCTGGGTCTTAAACACACTGGTGTCGTATTTGCCGCCTTCTGGGGCTTTGTGCTTGCCCTGGCTGACCACTTTGCGCAAGTCAGCATAAGACTTGGCCATGGCCTCCATGTTGGCTTCACCCTTGTCCTGGTTCCAGAAGTTTTCTGGCAACCACTCTGGGCGCTCTTTTGGCGTGCCAGGGATACCTGGTGCCAGCTCAGTCGCTGTCGTCGCTTTGTGATCGATTTCAACAGCCTGTGGGTTCTCTGTCTTTGTATCGTCTGCCACCTGTACGCTGTCGAGTAAGCCAGTGGTGGGCTCGACATTTGTTTCGGTTTCGGTCGTCATAGTTTCCTTGCTTGTTTAATCCGTGCCTCGATGTCCCTCACCACGTTTCGCTGCCCTTCGGCAAAGAAAGCATGGGAAGGGTCTGTGCCCGGCACGGCGATGGGCACATTCACATACATGTCTTGCAACCAGGCCAGCATCTTTTGGCCGTCCTCAGTGCTGAATACCCGCAAGGCCAGCCTGGCCAGATCGTCCCGCTGCTGGTTTGGCTCGCGGATGTCGGTCTGGCCAATTGAGTCTAGTTCGTCCCAGCTCATGCTGGCGCTCCTTGCGGTGCTGGCAATCCAGGCGGAGCCATACCCTGCTGCTGCATGGCCATTTGAGCTGCCAAGGCTTGGGCCTGCTGTGCTTGCTGCTGCTCAATGGCAAAGGCACGCTCGGCAGCGCTGTTGCGAAGCGCGGAAGGCACGCCCAGCTTGTCGCCCAGGTAGTCGATCATGTCGCCAAACTTGACGGCAACCTGACCCTCAGCGCCCATTTGCTGGGTGAGCTGAGCAAACTGCAGGGCTGCGTTGACTTCGTCCATTGCCTGGGCATTGGCCAGCGGTGATGTCGGAGCGACCTTCACCTCAAGACCGTTGACTCGCAGTGGCAAGTCAATTGCCCCGCGCTCGTCCATGACCTCCAGGATCTTCGACACAACAGGAATCATTGTCTCGTTGATCAAGCGGCCAAATGCTGAGCCAAGGTTTTGCGAGAGCTCTTTCATGCGCTCGACAATCTCAGTGGCTGAACGTGCGCTCATGTTCTCTGGTGGCAATGACTCATCCAGCAAAATGCGCTTGACGTTGCTGCGCAGATCGTTGATCACCAGCTGAGACACGTTGAAGTCGCCAGAGCGTGGCAGGGCCATCAATGACGGGCCTTGTGGGCCACCGTTGCGCGCCACTGGAATGATGCCGCCAGGCACGATCTTGACTGTGTTTGGATTGAGCACGCCATCGTCGGCAGCCGTATACACGCCAGACACAGCAAGCGATGCATTTTTCAGCAGCAGCTCGATTGTCTTGTTCAGCGTCTTGATGTCAGGCAATGCCGTCATCAATGGGCCACGGCCATAGATCTCACCGGCCACCTTCATGTAGCGCGAGATCACCCAGGGGCTGATCTTGCGGCGGCGGTAGACCAGCTCGGACTTGCTCACTTTGTCAATGACGTGGTAGCAATAGTCGCCACTGCTTGCGTCATAGATTGTGGCGTCAAGCAGCTCAATGTCGTCTGGTGGTTTGTCAGAGATACGACGCTGCATTTCG